ATGTATTGACTTCCAATGGTACAAACGGTGTTTGGTCTGCCCCTGCTGTTAGTTTATCAACAGCCCAAACTTTTACAGCAACTCAGACATTCAATGGATCATCAAGCACTTTAGGTGCGGTAATGTTGGATGTTGCGGAAACTGTTAACGTAGTTGCTTCAGCCCCATCAAGCACAACAAACTTCTATATCCAAAGTGGTGCGGTTCAATATTACACATCTAATGCTGCCAACAATTGGACACTAAACATTGCGTTTAGTTCAGGCACATCATTGAATACAGCTTTGTCAACAGGACAGTCTGTAACGTTTACTTTGATTACAACTCAAGGTTCTACTGCTTATTACAATAACGCAGTCACGATTGACGGAACATCGGTAACACCCAAGTGGATTGGTGGTGCTCCTAGTGCTGGTAATGCAAGTGGAAATGACGTCTATAGATATGTTGTAATAAAAACAGGAAGTGCCACATATACGGTTTTGGCAAGTCTTACACAATACAAATAAGGATTAGCAATGCCACTTCAGCAAACTTCAGGTAATGTAACGCAAGATGCATATGGTGGTGGTGCTGCATCTTTGCCTGTTTATGTAGAAAATGTGTTTAGCACTTATCTTTATACTGGAACTGGCACGCCATTATCTGTACAAAATAATATTTCATTTGGTGCGGCATATGGTGGATACATTTCAAGTGTTGCAACTGGTTATTTACAATCTCCTAGTTCTTCAGTTTTTGCTTTTGGGACTAACGACTTTACAATGGAGGCATGGATTTATCCATTAAGTGCTTCAGGTATTCAAGGTGTTGTTAGCACTCGTATAGATGGGTCTAGCTCGACAACACAATCATTTTTTGGTTTATCAAGTGGTCAAGTTTTATATTATGCTGGAACAGTAATTACTGGTGGTACTGTTCAACTTAATGCTTGGAGTCATATAGCCTGTTCTAGCCAATCAGGAACTATACAAGTATTTTTAAACGGAATTCAAGTTGCAACTGGAACTGATGGGAACAGTAAAACAACAACTTATGGTTTTGTTGGTTGCGGTGGCGGTGCAGGAGCACAATTGTTTAAGGGCCAAATTTCAAACGCAAGAATTGTAAATGGAACTGCAATTTACACTTCTAATTTCACGCCAAGTTCAACACCACTTACGGCAGTATCAGGCACTGCTTTACTTACTTGTCAATCACCTAATGTTGTAAGCGATCAATCTTCAAACGCTTTTACGCTTACTATTGGTGGAACGCTTTCTCAAGTTAGCACATCTGGGCCATTTACTACATTAACAAACGGCGGAATGGTTTGGATTAAAGATAGAACAAATGCCTACAATAACAATTTATTTGATACAGCACAAGGCGCAACAAAGCTGACTCATTCAAACGCAACATCAGGAACTGTAACTGATTCAAATTCATTAACTTCTTTTAATTCAAATGGCTTTTCTCTTGGCTCTGGAAATACTAGTGGAAATCAAGTAAATACATCAAGCGACAATTTTGTTTCTTGGACATTCCGTAAACAACCTAAGTTTTTTGATATTGTTACTTATACGGGAAATGGAACAAGTCAAAACATCGCACACAACCTTGGTTCAACACCTGGATGTATTATTGTTAAACGCACAGATGCTGGTGCAAGTTGGATTGTTTATCATGTTGGAACTAACGGGGGATCAAGCCCACAAAATTATGCCTTAGTTCTTAATGCAACCAACGCACAAAGTTCAGGTGCAGGATTTTGGAATGGAACTGCGCCTACATCTACACAATTTAGTGTTGGTAATTCTGCAAGCACAAACAATAGTGGAGCAACTTATATTGCTTACATATTTGGTGCTGGTGGCACAGGTGGTTTTGGATTAACAGGAACACAAGATATTATTAGTTGTGGATATTTCACTGGGGCAGGTAGCGGGGTTCCTGTAAATGTTAATTTAGGATTTGAGGCGCAATGGATTCTTACTAAAAGAGTAAATTCAACAAGCCCTTGGTCAATTCAAGATATTATGCGAGGGTCATCTATTACAGATACTCTTATATTATTTCCTAACACAACTTCATCTGATGTTGATAATGCTAATTATGGCGCATATCCTACGGCTACTGGTTTTGCAGATGCAAATTGGCCTTCAGGGGACACTATCATCTACATAGCCATACGCAGAGGCCCAATGGCTACTCCTACTACTGGGTCTAGTGTGTTTGCGCCTGTTGCACAAAACGTAACAAATCCATCAACAATTACAACTGGATTTCCTGTTGATTTGGTTATTGAAAAACAAAATGCTGCAGACGTAACAGGACAAAATATTGATTTTGATAGGTTAAGAGGTTCATCACAAACAAGTAGTGTTTATTTGAGAACAAATCAAACTGCGGCAGAAGTTACTTACGGATATGGAATTGGATTTGATAACAATTCTTCAATTGTTGATAATTTTATGTATCAACAAGGTGTTACATCTACAACATCGTATTGGAACTTCAGACGCGCCCCCAGCTTCTTTGATGAGGTTTGCTATACGGGGACAGGGACTGCAATTACATTCAATCACAATTTAGGCGTTGCGCCGGAGTTAATAATTGTTAAAAAACGCAGCGGAACATCTACAACAGGCTGGCTTGTTGGCGCAACTACGATAGGCTATGCAAACAAGTTGTATTTGAATTTAACTAATGCAAGCGCGGCGGATTCAACTGCATGGAATTCAACTGCCCCAACGTCTACAGTATTTAGCGTTGGCACAAATACCGATTCAAATGCTTCTGCTGCAACATTTGTCGCCTACCTGTTTGCAACATGCCCCGGCGTTTCCAAAGTAGGCTCATACACAGGAACAGGCGCAACACAATCTATTGCTTGCGGTTTTGGCGCTGGAGGCGCTAGGTTTATTCTTGCAAAACGTACAGACTCTACTGGTGATTGGTATGTTTGGGATAGCGCAAATGGACTAACATCAGGTTCTAGCCCATATTTGCAATGGGATACAATAAATGCACAAACCACAGGCAACAATGGAACATACGCATCAAGCGGTGGTTTTACTTTGACATCAGCGTCACCAGTAAATACATCTGGCGGTTCGTTCATCTTCTTGGCTATCGCATAAGGACAAATCATGCAAATTCGACTACGCTCAAATGGACAAGTAATGTTTGAGGAAACCTTCCGACAATACATTGCCTCTAACGGTGGCCCTTCATGGGGGCAAACCACAGCCGAAATTCTTAACGAACTGCAAGCCGATGTGGTGTTTGATGGCCCTAGTCCTACGCTGACACACTACCAAGTCGCTAGTGCTGGCCCTGCTGTTGAAGAAAACGGTCAATGGTACACATCGTTTGTCGTGACCGACATGGACGCTGACGCTAAAGCCGCAACTGACGCAGCCCAAGCCACATCAGTTCGTGCTCAACGTGACGATAAGCTGTCTAAATGCGATTGGACACAAGTTGCTGATGCGCCAGTAGATAAAGCAGCATGGGCAACATATCGTCAAGCCTTGCGTGACTTGCCTAAAGAAGCTGGCTTTCCTTGGACAATCACATGGCCGTCTGAACCCACCTAAAATTGTGCAATAATAAATTCCTCTTTAACTTTTTAGGATTGATGATGGCTGATGCACCAACTTCGATTAATGTTCCCAAAACAACTTTTGACATGATCATGAACTACTTGGCAGAACGTCCTGTCAAAGAAGTTTATGGTTTGGTCACTGACTTAATTAAACTTGCCAATGAGCAAGTTCCTGTTGAAGCTCCTGCTGAACCCCAAACATAAATATGCCGTTCAGCTCGGCATCGGGCAAAGACTACATTAAGTCTTTGCGTCTGGCGGGGAAAAGAATTGTAGACATTGGTGCTGGTAGTGGCACATACAAAAAACTTTTCCTCGAACTATCAAGTCACTGGACCGCCGTAGAAATCTGGCAACCCTATATTGAAAAGTATGGGCTTCATGATCTATACGATGAAGTCATTTGCGCCGATGCCAGGACAATTGACTATACAAATTTTGATATAGCTTTTGTTGGCGATGTGCTGGAACACATGACATCTGATGATGCCAAAGCACTGCTAACAAATCTCAAGTCATCATGCCGAACAGTCATTGTCAGCATTCCCTTGGGCTACTACCCCCAAGATGAATACGACAACAATCCCTATGAAAAGCACATAGTGGATAACTATTCACACGAACAATTTATTGAATTGTTTGGCAAGCCCACAGAGTACCAGATTGATCAAGAAATCGGGGTTTATGTGTACCGCAAACTAAAGATTGCCATCTCGGCCATCAGCAAAAACGAATCACAATTTGTTCAGCGTTTTTGCGAATCTGCAAAAGACGCTGACCTGATTCAAATTGCTGATACTGGTTCCACAGACGACACCGTTAATGTTGCTGAAGAATGCGGTGCAACCGTCCATCACATCTGCATTTCCCCTTGGCGCTTTGACCATGCGAGAAATGCCGCTATTGCACTCCTCCCCAAAGACATTGATGTTGTTATTGCTCTGGACCTAGATGAAGTCATGGAGCCAGGTTGGCGAGAAGAAATAGAACGTGTCTGGGTTGAAGGTACAACCCGTCTGCGCTATCAGTTTGACTGGGGTGCTGGCATCAGGTTCTATTACGAAAAAATCTTTGCCCGTCATGGCTATCATTGGCATCACCCTGTCCATGAGTATCCTGTACCGGACAAGCGCATACAAGAAGTCTACGCTCATACCGACAAGTTATTGGTCAGCCATTACCCTGACCCTACCAAGTCCAGAGGGCAATACTTGCCTCTCCTACGCATGGCCGTAGAGGAAGACCCACATTGCCCAAGGAATGCTTTTTACTTTGCCCGTGAACTGACGTTCTACCAATTGTGGGAAGAGGCTGTTGACCGCCTGAAGTATTACCTCAATATGCCTGAGGCCACCTGGGTCAATGAACGTGGTTATGCCATGCGTTTACTCGGCCAAGCTTATGATCATTTGAATCAATATGATGAGGCGATGGCTTGGTATCGCAGAGCGGTTGCAGAGTCTCCCAATACCCGTGAGGTATGGGTTGATTTGGCAATGGCTTGTTATATGCGTAAAGACTGGGAGAGTTGCCGATATGCGGCCAAACAGGCTTTGAATATCAAAGACAAGGCTTTGGTCTATACCTGCGACCCAGCAGTATGGGGCGGTAAGCCCCATGATCTTTTGGCAATAGCTGCTTGGAATTTGGGTGATGTAGAAACAGCTATTGAGCAAGGGCAATTGGCGGTTGATTTGGAGCCGTATGATTTAAGGTTAAAAACCAATCTGGATCATTAC